TGCCGCCGTTCTTTCCTAATAATAAAGATTTTCTAAAGCCCGCAATGGATCAATTAAAAATATCATTGGGCAATTTGTTATTACAAGCTCTGATTTCAATTATTATTGAAACATTTCAAGACTTTACAGATTTTAATTTATCAAATCCAAATCAAATAAAATCATTAGCACAAAACACTGAATATAAAACTTGGTTGTCTGAAACTGCTGGGATTAGTTTAGATGATATTAATAATCCTGATAATTTTGCTTCTTTGCTTACATTAAGAGGCGGCAAAGGGTTTTCAGGTGTTATCAGCAATATATTATCTAAAAGAGATAGCGGCGGCTCACGTTTACAAACAAAAGACATTAAATTATCAGACACTCCCGAAGACAACTCTCTTCCAATCGTTGTTAGTGATGACGCCTCCGATACCTCCGCGTCTGACGGACAACGAGAAAACACGGGAAGCAGTGGAACACGCCAAAGACAAAGATACTTAAAGAAAATTGATTTAACACGGATAACTGAACAAATTTCAGCAGGTGTGGATAAATTATCAGCGATATTAAAACCGGATGAATTTAAATCTTTGCTTAAAGGCAAACCTTCAAAGGACACTTTAAACCTTAGTACAAAAGTGCTAACTAATGACTCCTCTGGTGATAATATTGTTTTTAGAAACAAACAAGATGTGCTCGATGTAATGTCGGGAATTGGTAAAATTTTAAACCCGTCTCTTTTAACATCTCAAACTGCCATATCATCTGTAGCTAACAATCCAGATCTTTTAAATAGTGGACCATTAAGCTCCCTCCGTGCTCAAATGCTGGGAACTATGGATCCAACAATGTCTCAAGCTGAAATAGACAGCATTATTGAAGAGGAAAAACAAAGAAAAAAACAAAGAGTATTAAAAGCATGCAATAAATTAAAAAATTATGAACAAGGGATATTATTACCAATTTTTCCTGATATCTTTGGTTCAAATGGTTTAATCGAAGAAATACCTCCAGTTGTTAAAGAGGTATCAGAAAATACTTCCAAAGCCATTATGGATCCGATTATGGGAACTTTTTATGGTGATGTCGCACCCACTGTTGGAACAGGTTCATACGTTAATTGGTGGAACCAATCGCTTGGGCGCGATTACCCAGAAGCTTATCTCTATAACAAACCCTCACGAGTTTTTAGCAATTTTTCGCTTGAGGTAAAAAATGATGAGTATTTGTTAGGCTACACGCCACTATATGTGTCTACAACAACTATCCCCACCAGAAATTTAGTTGGATCGGCAACTTATGATTTTGGAAAACTTTTCGGTGGATATGATGCTGTTGTTGACCAGCCAGATCGCCAAAATCTTTTTGATCTAATGAAAAGCACATTTAACATTACAGATTCTTACTTTGATTGGTATGACACTAGTATTGCACCATTTGTTGAAGAAAATGATACAGGGCTTGGCGATGACATAGCTATCTACTCTTGGAACGACAGCCCAGCAGGTAGTAATAACTTGTGGGAAGCTGAAGTTAACGAAAGCGAGGGAAAAGTCACCATTCGTCTTTACACTTTAGATCCAGCACAACAACTTGATGCGAGACCCACAGGCTTTTCTGATGACATAGTTACTTTAAATTTAAGAAGCGACATAAGTTATCAGAAAGTTCAATATAAATCAGATGTATATAAAATTGGTAACACACTTGCTAGTTTAGGAGACAAGAGCACAACTGGCGAGCTTGGAACAAGATCATTTAATTCTGGGTTTGATATTGATAATCTTAGCGAAATTGATTTTAATGAAAGACTGGTGCATCAGGGCGCACTATCATTTGGATCAAAAATCAATTCTACTTCTGTGAATGGAGATATTATTAGGCGGTTTGTTAGTTACATTAGCGGGCAGAAATATTTTTCAGCTACACTTGACGAAACCACGGACACTACATCATCAGAATTTGATAAAATAAATTTATCATTAGACAATGATATTTTTGACATGCAGGGTATAAAAGAAGATGCAGTAAACACAATGAATTTTTTATTGAATGCATCATTGACTGGTGAATATTGTGATTCGTTAAGCGAGATTAGAAGAAACACATTAAATACAAGTTTGCGATTACTGGTTCGAGCATTCATCATAGAACAGGCACTAATCAGCATCCAAGTATTTAACGGTTTTGATCTTGGTTTTATGGACAATCAAATTTTTGCCAACTCAGTGTATAGCCTTCTCAAAAAAGAAATATCGAAATATCAGGAATCATTTGACACACTTGAATCTTCATTACTCGTTGATATCAAGGAAGCTGCTTCAAAATACTATGAGATAATGAATTTATCTGGACAGAGTGAAGAAAAACCAAGCAGCGGCAAGGATGCTGTCAGGCAAATGATTTTGGACGAGGCAAAAGTATTAAAAGAACCAATCACTCTTGCATTAAATTTAGAATCAAGCTCTGACACTTGGAATGAATTCTTAACTAAAGTAATTTTTGGTGAGTATGATGATATTGACGACTTAGTGTCTCGAACTGATACTATTATGGAATATAAAGATTCTACATATGTTTTTGTTAGAGAGTTTGAGCAAAATAATGACGGAACTTACACATACTCTTATAATTTGGTTTATGTTGAAGGCATAGGTGTTTACCCACTAATAGAGAATTGGACATCCGACTATGTTATCAAAACCGCTACCGGAGTTGACACGCTTTATCGAGGTACAAAAATATTATCAGTTGAATGTACCCGAGAGGACACAGCAGATGATGAAGATGAAGTTTATGACAGTTTAGCAAAACTAATGTTTGAAACAGACGAATATAATAAAGTGTTTAACGATATTTCCCCGGTTAAGGTTTTTATTTCTTGTTTGTCCCTATATCAAGTCTCAGCGTTATCTGATCCAGCCTCTTTCCGCTACTACGGCGCACCCGCAGAAGATTACGCGACATTTGAGGTTCCATATATCGGTGCTGACTTAAATGATTTTATGGCAAAAACAAAACTTACAATATTACAATTATTTGCTTCATCTATTTATGGTGGAGGAAAAATAGATTATCAAGACCCGTTTTTACAAAAAGCACAACCTTGATACTATTTATAAGAGGAGTAATATTGAGTGCCCGGTTTATCACCAAGACTACCATTATCCATAGATCAAGTTGATGGATTTGCCACTACTAAAGATTTTAGAGAAGTTGCAAGGCAAAATCTAAAAATGATAGTTCTTACGATCCCAGGCGAGAGAATCATGATTCCGTCCTTTGGGGTTGGTATTAAACAATACTTATTTGAAAATCCATCTTCAATGTTGTTTGACACGATAAGAGAAAGAATCAGACAACAAGTTTCAATTTATGCTCCGTACATAAACTTAGGTACAATACAATTTACACAAGAGGCACCTGACGCTGACTTTGGTCCATCTAGCAGCCAAAATTTTGTTGGGATAGTCATTACATTTTCTGTGCCAAGTGCATTTATTTCTGACACTTTAGTGTTGGAAATTTAGTTATTTAAATAATTACATAACAGGAGACATCTATAAGTGGCAGATAAAAGAGAAAACGTCAACATAAATTATCTCAGTAGAGATTTTTCTTCTATCAAAAATCAGCTTGTTCAGCACGCTAAAAGATATTATCCAGATACTTTTAGAGATTTTTCTGATGCTGGCTTCGGAGCTTTGATGTTAGATGCAGTCTCATATATTGGAGACGTGCTATCTTTTTATATTGATTATCAAACAAACGAAAGCTTTTTGTCAACAGCTATAGAATATAACAATGTTATAAAACATGGAGATGCTGTTGGTTTTAAATATGATAACGTTCGTGCCACTTATGGGCAGATAACGTTATACATTAAGGTTCCATCAAATTCTTCAAACACAGGTCCAGATCTATCATACGCTCCTCTTCTTAGAGCCGGTAGCACTTTTGGCTCAACAAATGGATCGATTTTTACTTTATTGAGTGATGTTAATTTTGCTGATGCAAATAACCAAGTTGTTGTTGCCACAACAAATGCCACCACAGGAGTTCCTGTAGATTATGCTATAAGAACTTATGGGCAAGTTGTATCTGGTGAGTTAAGAGAAAAGACATTTGAGATTGGAGACTTTCAAAAGTTCAGCAGAGTTCTTATAGAAGATGCTAATGTGACAGAAATTATTTCTGTATTTGATACCTCCGGCAAACAATATTATGAGGTCGAACACTTATCACAAAACACAATTTATATTCCTGTAACAAACAATGACACAACAACAAGTGTTCAGGCTCCTACAATTATAAAACCATTTATTGTACCAAGAAGATTTGTAAGAAAAAAACTTCAAGGTACTACTGAGCTTGTGTTTGGGTACGGCTCCGATTCTCAGCTTGATTCTCCAAGTTTAGCCGAGGCAAGAGATTTAGTCTTAGACCTTCATTCAAAAACCTATGTTACAGACCAAGCGATGGACCCTACAATTTTGATCAAAGGAGATAAATTTGGAGTTGGACCATCTAACACAACTTTAACTGTAAGCTATAGAGCAAACACACAACAAAACTCCAATGCTGCTTCCAACGCTGTAAACAAAGTAGTCTCCACCGCTTTTGACTTTGCCAACAGAGATACACTTAACAATAGTACAATTGCATCCGTGCGCGAGTCTTTAGAAATTACAAACGAAAATCCAGTCCAAGGAGATGTTACAGCACCGACAATTAATGAATTAAGAGAATTAATTTCTGGTGCTCACGCCGCACAGAATCGTGCAGTAACAATTGAAGACTATAAAACTTTGGTGTTGTCAATGCCAGCAAAATTTGGTGGTGTTAAACGCTGCGCTATTATGCAAGACGTAGATTCTAATTTAAGAAACATCAACATTTATGTTATAAATCAATCTACCCTTGGGTATTTGGAGCCGACAAATACAATTTTAAAAGAAAATATTAAAACCTGGCTAAACACAAAGAGATTAATAAATGATTCGGTTGACATCTTAGATGCTAAAGTTGTTAATTTAGAAATAAGGTTCTCTGCTATTGGATCAAACAGAGAAAGTAAAACAGAAATTTTTGCAAGAATTGATGAAAGAATGAAACAATATTTTGCTGAAAAATTAGACATTGGAGAGTCTTTTAGCATAACTGATCTTTATTCATTAATTAATGGGACACCCGGTGTTATTGATGCTACATTCGTTCAAGTTTATCAAAAAACTGGCGCTGGATACGCCACAACAAAATTCAATGTAAAAAATAACACCACACCAGATGGCAGAATGATTGTTGCTCCAAAAAACGTTATTTTTGAGATTAAATATCCAAGTAGAGATATTAAGGGAACACTTACATAATGGGTATTAAAAGATATACAGCAAATGCAGATAATACAATTACAAATGCATATAAGTCTAATTTAGTTACTCGTGCTACTGGCTCCAACATGGGGCTTTCGGACTCCATGGAGGTGTTTAGAATCTACGGGCAACAAGACTCAGGTTCTTCTGAGTTATCTCGCATCCTTGTTCAATTTCCTGTTTCAGAAATTTCCACCGATAGAACAAATGGCGTGCTTCCGGGCAGTGGAAGTGTTAGTTTTTATCTTCGTTTATTTAACGCAAAACATCCATTTACTTTACCAAGAAATTACGACATGATTGTTAGTACAATCTCTCGTGCTTGGAACGAGGGAACTGGCTTGGATATGGAAAACTACTCTGATAGTGGTAGCTCCAATTGGACCGCTGCATCGAGTAATTCTGCCGGTGTTACAGCTTGGAGCACAGCCGGTGGAGATTATGAGGCAGAACCTCGCTTTACTGCATCCTTTGTGGATGGCACAGAGGATATCGAGCTTGATGTTAGTGACGCTGTGGAAAGGTGGATCGCTGGTGCCAGAACGAATTACGGCTTTGGCGTTCGTTTAGAAAATGAAACTGCATTCTCCTCTTCTTATACGAAGAAATTTTTTGCTCGTGAATCTGAGTTTTTCTTTAAAAGACCTGTAATTGAAGCCCGTTGGAACTCTTCAACTCGCGACGACCGAGGCAATTTTATGTTCAGTAGTTCCCTTGCAACATCTGAAGATAATTTAAATACCCTTTATCTTTATAACAATGTTCGCGGAAGATTAAGAAACATCCCAGATGTGGGCACAGGTTCAATCTATGTTAGTATCTATTCTGGATCAGCAGACAACTCCGAACCAAGTGGTAGTCGAATTGTTAAGGTCATAGATGGAACGCATGTTATCACAGACAACCCTTATGTTATTACAGGGGGTTATGTTAGCACAGGCATTTATTCAGCCTCTTTCGCGCTAACTGCTGCCGCTAATCCACTTACAACAGCATTTGATGTATGGCATAGCGGAACAACGCAGTATGCAACATCCTCTTTCAATCCGAAAACTCTTGAGTCACTTGCCTATAATCCTTACTCAAAATATGTTATTAATATTACGAATCTAAGGGATCGCTATTATCGTAATGAAACGGCACAATTCAGACTTTACACTCGCAACAAAGATTGGCAGCCAACTATTTATGTAAAGGCAAGCGAGGTTCCAGAAAACCTCCTTATTGATAGTGGATCATTTAAGATCGTGAGGCTTGTAGATAATTTGGATGTTGTTCCATTCGGCACAGGAAGTGATAAACACACAGAGTTATCTTTTGATGTTAGTGGTAGCTATTTTGAACTTGACATGGACATGTTAGAGGCAGGCTACGCTTATGGAGTTAAGTTTGCCTTCTACGATGATGCAGTACAAAGTTGGAACGAATACCCTGATATATTCAAATTTAGAGTAGAGGAATAATATGTCCATAAAGGATCTTTTTAATAGAAGTTCACAAGTAGTCGTATCCTCAAGTCTTGAAAAAATAGCAGAGGATATCGAGTCTCCACAATACATCCAAGAATATGACAAGGATGTTACTCGCGTTGAACCACATATTGATTTTAGCAATCCGGCTAATTTTTCAACATATGGCTCCGCAGAAGAATATTATTTAAGATCTCTTGAATACATTTATGATGAGTACCCATATGATGGGTCGTTAAAAGAAAGGATTCAGTGGAAGAAAGATGCCACTCTTCTTGATCTTTATATTTTAGACAATAAATACCCTAAATCAACAGGCTATGGAATTCTTGCAAGCGACGGCTGGGGAACATTAACTGGGAGCTTGTCAGGCGGCTACGGTGCCCCCGCGACGGGCGATTATGAATATATCAACATCAAGGGTGGACCTAACTCAATTTTTGGAGCCTCACTTGGAACATCCTCTTTGGCAGATGTATTTGATTCTAAGTCAAATGTTTTCGACGAAACAGTAACTGGCTCGAATGGACCCGTCTCTGCACAGATGTCCACTAATCTTCAGGCTAATTTAGCTCGCGGTGTGACGGTTGAGCTTTGGCTACAGACTGGTTCTTTAGACACGGCATTGACAGAAAAACAGGTTGTTTTTGATCTTTGGAACGGCGAACTTTCTTCGTCTGCTGGTTATGGTCGTATCCGCATTGAAATGACTGGCTCAGGTGCCCCATTTCTTGTCACTGTCTTATCTGGTACGACAGGATTTCATCAACAAAGTATTGGTAGCACTTTAACTCAAAATAGTCTATCAGATTGGGCTCATTATGCTTTTTCGTTTGTCAACACTGATTCAAATATTATTACAAGATTATATCGTAATGGTGAATTAAATCAGACTTTAACCGCTGGTACAAATATTGGAGAGATCAGAGAAGACATCGAAGCAAATATTGGTGCGCTTGTTGCAACACCTTCTGGCAACGTTTATCATGGTGCCGCGATTGGAGAGGGCTGGGGCAAGCTTTCTGGCTCTATTGACGAGTTCCGCTTCTGGAAAACTCGCCGCACCGAAAAACAAATTAAAAGAAATTACTTTACAAACCAAATTGGTGGAGGTACAAACACCGATACAGCTAATCTTGATTTAGGTGTTTACTACAAATTTAACGAGGGAATTACCACTAACACTACAACTGATAGTGTTGTGCTTGACTATTCTGGTCGTATCTCTAATGGAACATGGGAAGGTTATCCAAGCTCTAATGCGCGAAATACGGGATCAGCGATCAATTCTGCCTCCGCAGGAACAGAAGACCTTGATGTAATTGTGCGCCTTAATCATCCCGATGTTTATAATCTAAGAGCAGAACTACAAGAGTCTGGATCCAATTGGGATAGAGAAAACAATTCTTCAATATTCTTTACGTTACCAAGTTGGATCATCGATGAAGATGAGGGCAATGGCACAACTGGAAATACAAAAAAGCTAACACAAATCATGGCGAGTTATCTTGATAATCTCGATCTATTAATTGGAGAGATGCCAAAATTTAGTATGGCTTCATATCCAAGTAGCAGTGTTGGGCTCGACGGACAACCAGATAAATTACACAAACTTTATCCATATGGTCAACGTGCTGTTAGTTCTTTTGGATTAGACGCACCAGAACTATTTTCAAATAAGAACTTTTTAGAATATTATAAAAACCGCAACGAAACAAAAGAATACGAGGAAGAGCTTTACACTATTAAGAATGTTATTTACAATAATATTTTTAACAACCTCACGGACATTTATAAGGCAAAAGGTACAGAAAAATCTTTTAGAAACCTTATTAGATGTTTTGGAGTTGGTGATGACGTTATCCGTATCAACGCTTATTCGGACAATGGCACATATAAATTTGATACAAAACGTAGAGCAGATAGCGTTCGTTCAAAAGCAATTAATTTAAATCATGTTGATAATTTTGCAGGAACAGTATATCAATATGCCGACTCTTCAAATGCAAATAGTGTATCACATATTTCAGGATCTGGTCGAGAGAGCCTAACACTCGAAGATGGATTCCCAATGACATTAGAGGCTGAGGTTGTTTTTCCTGAGAAAATCTCAATGCGTTTGGAAAATTCATATACCCAGGAATACCCATATCTAACAGCGTCGTTGTTCGGTATGCATCAAGCGCGAGCAAATTCTCCGACTGAGACAGATTTAACCTGGGCAGCAACAGACAACGCAAACTTCCAAGTCTTTGCTATTCGAGATGAGGTACGCTCCTCAGATGTTAAGTTTATGCTTTCATCATCGGTGCCGTTCCCAATTCCAGAGCTTACAAGTTCTCAATATTACAATGTTTATGAGAATCAAAAGTGGAATTTTGCCGTAAGAATTAAGCCCCTGGGTTACCCTCAATCATTTGCTAGCGGGGCTGTAGACAACAACTATGTGCTTGAATTTTATGGTGTAAATTACATTGCCGATAGAAAAATTAATGAGTTTACAATTACGGGCTCGATTGGAAAGCAGGCAGCAGAAAACCTGTTAATTTCCCCGAAACGTATCTTTGTCGGCTCTCACAAAACAAATTTCACTGGTTCGACGCTTCACTATAGTGATACAAAAATTACAGCTTGTCGCTATTGGTTTGATTACATTGATGATGAGACAATGCGTACACACGCAATTGATCCTGATAATTTTGGATTATTACGACCTGCCCGAGACACTTATATTAAAGAATCTGACCTTGCAAATGTTCAAGTTCCAGAGATTGAGTCACTTGCTCTTTACTGGGACTTCCAAACCGTTACGGGCTCTGACAATGGTAGCGGATCCCCAGCGACTTTTGATGGCAAGTTTGTTGTAGAAGATGTAACTTCAGGATCCCTTGGTCTGATTGGTAGATACAATTGGCTTGGCAAGATTCTTAAGTATCAGCACACTGGTCGTGGTGATGCTTTTCCAATTAACTCAACAGGTTCAGTAGAAAATCTATTTTTGTACTCTGGAAAGCAGCAGCTTCCCGAGGTCGTATTTGGCGATGATAATATTCGCGTATTAAACCGCGAGGAGACTGAGGTCTTTACAAAGGAAACCAGACCAGTAAAAACATACTATGCTTTCGAGAAAAGTATGTATCAAATCATTTCTGATGAGATTGTCAATTATTTTGGTTCTATCGCAGAATTTAACAACTTGATTGGCGAGCCTGTTCATAGATATCGACAAAGCTATAAGAGCATGGAATATTTGCGTCAATTCTTCTTTGAAAGAGTTGGCAATACTCCAGACTTAGATAAGTTTGTAGAGTTTTACAAATGGATTGACTCAACTCTTGAGACAATGTTGATGCAGCTTGTTCCTGCCTCCGCTCAGGTAAGTGATGGTATTGATAATGTTGTTGAGAGTCATATCTTAGAGAGAAATAAATATTGGTCTAAGTTCCCTACAATGGAGTTCTCTGCCTCCGCTCCCGAGGGTGGTGTTGTTACAATTAACAGACATCTTTATGATTGGGAACACGGACACAGACCAATCTCTGGATTGCAATCAGACAATTGTTTTTATTGGAAAGAGCGTGCCGAAAGAGATGACGATCCGATCAGCAGTGGTGATACTGGAGTTGATGCGGATAGAAATAGTATTTTAGATGTATCTCTACAAGTTTTAAATCGCAAGTTTAACACGCCTTATCGCTTTGGTGTTAGCAAAAGACGCCAACTTCATGGTGGTATTAACTATTCCGAAAACAAAAAGACAAACTTTTATCGTGGAATTAACTATCCTCATGGACCTGTGTCTGCACTTGGACTGCCACTTAATGAACTTAATGCCTACAACGTGAATGTCACATTGTTGAAAGATTGTAATGATGATATTATTCCGCCAGAATTGCAAAAGAAAAAATACTCTTTTGGCACAAGAAATGGAAGAGCATATGATTCAGGTTCATTCGATGGTGTCAAGGGCGAGATTGCGATGCCATTTAATATTTTGTCCGCATCATCTAACATTGGTGGATATAACGCAGGCGTGCAAGCCAACTTCTTGGCAAACTCACAACTTGTCAACCTTCACTCTGATGCATATGGCGATAGAAACGAGACTCCAATGCAGGGTCCATTTACAGAGAAATACGTCGGAGGGCACCAGCACAGGCATGTTAGAATTAATAACTTTGACGCCAACCGCATCGGAGGCGACGGCGCTGCTGGACCAAACAACCTCGATGGGCAATTTACACGCCCAGAAGCTTGGAGACTTCTCCTCGGTGGCGGTCCCTCTTCTCTTGGTGCAATTGGTCTAACTGGTCCTGACTACGGCGGTCCTTATCCAGACCCAACACGACAACGTGCTTGGTGGTGGCGTGAAGAGACAGCAAAGCGCCCCGTTAACATTCGTAATATTTTACAAACAACCGCTTCGGCTGACACTGTGCTTTCTGGAACGCTGCAATTTGGAGCGATTGGAAACTATGAAAAAACCTATCAAGTTCTTCAGACCTCCGGTCGTAGTACAAACAACTTCTGGTTTAACGATGGGCAAACTGATTTGTTGCCAGCCAGATTTAAAACAAATAACCCCAAAACGACAAATGTTCATACTTTGATTGGTATTAGACCAAATAATAGTGCTAGAAAACGCGGTAACACATTTATTCCAGGCACAACAAGTATTGGCGCAAGCCCATACATTAAAGGTCTTAATCGAAATTCAAACCTTTATGAACCTAAAGATGGGTCAATCCCCGCTGGAAGTGTTACTAAGCCAACAGTGTTCACGCTGCCAGATAGAACTAAACAAGATGCCGTTATTGTCGAACGCTTTTCCGCACCAGGCGGACCAGAGATTAGCTCCCTTGGTTTCCTTGATGTTGTAGCAGCCGAAAAATCGGTGTATAACGCTTTACCATTCCGTAATCTCTCGGTGCGGGGCTCTGGTTCCGGTGAAGATATTAATGCCCTTGTCGGCGGTGGCTCTATAAGAGTATCAGATCATCTTGGTCATCGTCGTGGTCTTCGCACTCTTGCAGCGCTTCACGCTGGACAATTTGGCTCTGATGCGACTTATGGATCAATTGTTGCAAGCACATATAACACTTCTCCATCGTTTTACAAAATTAACAGAAACACAGGATTTAAGATAGGCGGAGTTCCTGGCACACCTGGCTCATCTTATTCGACAGCATCAGTTCGTGACAACTTCCATGTTCAGCACCCAATCCCACAGAATGACAAACAATATTCTTGGATTACTGCGTCAATTTCAAACACAGGGTCTTTCTTTGGACACGCTCCAAGATCAGGTCTTATCTCTGGCTCCAACGCATTCCAGCCCGCTATAGCTTTCTTGTCAGCATCAGAAATTCTTACAAGCACAGGTGATGGCTCACCCAGTTTTATTGACTTTGTTGGAACAAACGCAACAATATTTGAGACAACTTCTTCATTTAATCTTTTGACCTCATCTGATAATAGTGCTGCTGATAATTTGTTTGCCTATGCTGTGAAACCATTTGGCACTCAAAATGATGCCCCTGGAGGCACTTTTACTGGCACACCCTTTACAAGAAATAAAAACAATATTTTTAATGCGCTTATGCTCAACCC